TTCTGCATCGCTTCCTTATTGCCGAAAGCGGTAGTTGCGGGATTATGGATCATCAGCATACCCGTCGGTGCGATGAGGGTTTCATCACCAGCCATTGCAACAACAGAAGCGGCACTTGCCGCAATTCCGTCGATCTTGACTGTGACCTTGCCCTTATGATTGCGGAGCATCGTATAGATCTGCGATGCCGCAAATACATCTCCGCCCGGAGAATTCAGCCAGACAGTGAGATCGCCGCTGACCTTTGAAAGCTCGTTACGGAACATGGCAGGCGTGATCTCATCACCGAACCATGTGTCTTCCGAAATCGGTCCGTTGAAGATCAGCTCGGATGCGCCGGTGTCTTCATTGCGTACCCAGTTCCAAAACTTATTCATCTGCATTTCCTCCTTTCATGTTTGAAAATTCAGCCGTGCGTATTCCCCAAAATAGAATACAGCGGCTCTGTCATATGCGTGTGCGGCATCAACAGGATTCGAGAAATATCCGAGAAATTTGAAACGCCCATTCGGCTGAATGAACGCCATGAATTTCCCTTTGTGCTTATCAAAGCAAACGCCCTTATACCCCGTTGTATTTGAGCGTGGCTTTGCCGAATTCTGCGTATTGCAGTGCTGTGTTGTGATGCGCAGATTGCTTCTGCGGTTATCATCAGGATGTCCGTTGATATGATCAACTACTCCGTTAGGGAATCCCATCAGCAAGCGATGCAACTTGATTGAGCCGTGGTCTTTGTTATTTGCAAGCGCATAGCCCTCTTTTGTAACAGACCAGTTATAACGAGAGACAATGGAAAAGTCGTCCGTATCAAAAATGAACGAACGACCGCTTTTCACTGTACACTTCATATAATCATCGACTGCTTCATATCGGGCAGCACAATGACCGCAGGTTTTGGTATGACCGCTTCTCAGATATAAACCTCTGACCTCAGCTACATTTCCGCAGTCACATTTGCAAAGCCATACTGTATCCCGCTCTTTGTACATACCGCAGGGCGATAATACTGTAAGACTGTTGCATTTAGCTCCTGTTATATCAATCTTCGTTATCATCACCGCCTTTATCATACGCAGCCCCCGCCATATTCAGCGGAGTCATGCTTCCGTTAACCATAAAGGTATTGCCGCCTTCCTCATCCGGGATAACATTCATATCCTCAAGCGTTCTCACATCATTCGGGCAAAGGAAGCCGTTCTGGATTCCAATGCTGTAGCCCTGCATACGGCTTGCGTAGTCGCCGCGCAGCAGACCTTCCACATTGAATTTAATGAAATAGCGCCCCTTTTCGGAATCCGAAAGAAGCGCCTTTTGTAGTCCCTGTTCCCAGCGTACCAGCCATGGATCAAGGGTGTATTTTACGAATTCCAGCGACAGATGCTCGATGTTGGAGAAGGTGGCGTGGTCGAGGTCGCCGATCATGTGCAGCGGTACTCGGTAGAGCCTTGCGATCTCCTCGATCTGGAATTTACGGGTTTCAAGGAACTGCGCCTCATTATTCGGAATGGAAATCGGCGTGTACTTCATGCCTTCTTCGAGGATTGCAGTCTTGTGGGCATTGCCGCTGCCGTATGCCCGCTGCCAAGCCTCACGCACACGCTCCGGATTCTTGATCACACCCGGATGCTCCAGCACCGCAGAAGGTGCAGCGCCATTTGCGAAGAAGGACGAGCCGTACTCATCACAAGCGACCGCAAGACCGAGCGCATTTTTCGCCATTGCAATTGGGCTGTATCCGACCAGACCGTCAAAGCCCAAGCCGGGAATATGCAGCACCTGTTCCATTGGCAGAATGATCTCGCCCTGCTGTTTGAAATTCGGGTTGTGCTCGTCGTATCGGCTGTATCGGTAAATGAGACAGCCGCGATCGTCACGGTCAACACGCACCTTATCCGGCATCAACGGATACAGTCCGATGACATCACCTCTGCCGTTTCGGATGATCTGCGCATAGGCATTGCCATAGATCAGCAGGTGTGCCATCAGCGTTTCCCGGAATACGAATGATGTCATTTCCGGATTGGGCTGATCGTGCAGCAAAAAATAAAGCGGGTGCTTCGGCACTCGCTCTTTTCCGTTATCGGTGTATTGGTAAACGTGCAGGGGCAGTTGTGCGATCGCCTCCGACAGCACTCTCACGCAGGCGTAAACTGCAATGATCTGCATCGCCGTGCGGTCGTTGACACGCTTGCCTGCGTGTGTCCGCCCGAAGAAATAACTGTAGGACGGGCTGTCGTAGCTGTCTTTCGGCTTGTCCCTCGACCGAAAGAGTCCACTGAAAATGCCCATGTGCATCACTCCTTTCAGGTTTCAGGGCATGAAAAAAGCACCTGCAAGTGCAAGTGCTTTTTCTATATTTTACAGAGGGAATAATGAAAGAGAAGGTTTCCGCTTAGCACGAATAGCAGATACAATCGAAGCAGCGGTGGATTCAATAGTGCGAATCTGCTTTTGATTCACCTTGCAGGAATCAATAACATGATAATCAATATATTCTTCCTGCTTTCCGTCAACTGTTCGCTTCATTTTTTTGAGCTTACAGATAACAATGAACTTCTCACCATGATGATTATTAGACCGATGTTCAGCAATGTCATCATGTGCAGCGTGCCATGTCAGGTACCGATTATACTCTCTATCATCGGTATACTTGGGTTGATGTATTCTCGGAAACAGTTCAACAATGATCCAATTGAAGCCAATCCTTCCTTCAAATTGTGTTTCAAAAGTATTTACTGATATCACATCGATCCATTTTCCCGTTGTATTGACTGCTGCTGCACAGTCACGCACTACATGAACAGCTACAGCTTCACCTGACTCATAATAGTCGATGAATCCTTGATCCTCAAATCTTTCATACCATTTTTCCATTGTAGAGACTCCTTTACGATTCGTTTTCACGGAACCATTTCAGAAGTTCTTTTCCCGTTTCATTGATAGATAGTATCCATTCGCCATTATCATTTTCTGAATAGTCCGTAATCCCTTCGATACCGCTTGTTATACGAACAGGATTGTGATAACTGTTCCATTCCTTCTTGAATTTCTCAGCATCACCATACCATTCAGGGATTTCCTCTCTGCGGCACTGGAGATATTCCGGAATATCATCATCAAAGCAAATAAGCCATAAGGGAACATCATCACATAAGTCATTTGCCCATCGCCCATTTGTAAGATGTACCGCTCCTTTATCAAGTTCGGGAAGAAGCTTCATTGCTTTGTGCATATCGATGTAAAACCATAATGCATGGTCGTAATCAGCATCCCAATCACTCTCGTCCAGCCTTTTATGCCCACTGTCGATAAAATCACAAATCAGTTCCATTGGCAGACGACATACATCAAACTCTTTTTCTGGATTCAGTCGCAATGCTCTAACAAGAAAATCGGTCTGAACATATTTCAAAACCTTATAGAGACCCTCGGCAATATTCAAGAGATTGATACTGCCAAACCGACTGACAAATTCATAAGGAATCAACTTCAAATCATCACGCAGGTCAGATGAATCCATTTCTTCTCGATCAAGGAATTCTGCATGATAGATATAGAGAATTCCAAATAGCTCCTGTTGGCTAAGAGTCAAATGGAGCATTCTGACAATATCGTTCGTATCATCATCAAAGAGAAAATAAGGAAATCTATCCTGCTGATCGCGTTCTTCACTTATGAGCATTTCATGTATCAGTGTTTCTAACGGAATATTAAACAGGTAAGAAAGCTTTGTCAGCTTTTCTGGACGTATTTGGTTTTTACCCGATTCCCAGTTCTGCACTGCTACTGTAGATACATCAAGTTTTTCAGCAAGCTGTTCTTGCGTAAGTCCAGCCAGTTTCCTATTTCGTTTAAGCATTGCACCGAAAGAGTTCATATGTCTGCCTCCTCTTATAGAATACACCATCTGACATCTGAGCACAACAAAGCGAGACTACATTTTAAATAAAGTTTCGCTTTGTCTTATCATATCACTCATTCGGCTGCTTGTCAAGCGTTATAGTACAAGCATATCCCTGCTGTCATAAATGCTGTCGCCGGTGTCGTTTCCGCAGCGGATCGCACGGTCGAGCGCCATGATCGTAGCGACCGTTCCGTCGATCTTCTCGGTGGATTTTTCTTTATCAGGCTTGATGTTTCCTGCGGGATCACGCTTGATGAAAATATTGTCCATGTTCCAGCGCAGCACCGGATGCCCGTTGTGGGCGATCTTCTGTTCCAGCGTCAGCTTCATCAGTTCTTTGGTCGGCGGGGACATATCACGGTAGCCCTGACCGAACTGCACCAGAGTGAAACCCAGCCCCTCAAGGTTCTGCGACATCTGCACCGCACCCCAGCGGTCGAAGGCGATCTCACGGATGTTGAAGCGTGTACCCAGTTCGTCGATGAAGTTTTCGATGAAGCCGTAATGCACGACATTGCCCTCGGTCGTCATCAGGAAGCCCTGCCGCTGCCAGAGGTCATACGGAACGTGGTCACGGCGTACACGCAGGTCAAGCGTTTCCTCCGGCAGCCAGAAGTAAGGAAGAATATAATAATGGTCGTCCTCCTCGGTCGGCGGAAAGACCAGAACAAAAGCCGTGATGTCCGTGGTCGAGGACAAGTCCAGACCGCCGTAACATACACGACCTTCGAGGAAGGATTCGTCGAAATCAACCTTGCAGGCGTCCCATTTATGCATCGGCATCCAGCGAACGGTCTGCTTCACCCATTGATTCAGACGGAGCTGCCGGAAGGCGTTTTCTTCGCCGGGATTCTGCTTGGCGGATTCGCAGGCAGCCTCGACCTTGTCCATGCCGATCGTTTCACCCAGCGACGGATTCGACCGCTTCCAGACCTCCGGAGAAGTCCAGTCGGCATCGTCCGGAGCGCCGTAGATGACAGGATAGAAGGTCTTGTCGATCTTGCGCCCTTCGAGAATATCCTGCGCCTTCTGGTGCTGTTCGTAGCAGATGGAATTGGTGTCCGTGCCTGCTGTCGTGATAAGGAAATACAGTGGCTGCATTCGTGCATCGCCGGAGCCTTTCGTCATTACGTCAAAGAGCTTCCGGTTGGGCTGGGCATGAAGCTCGTCCATAACCACGCCATGAATATTAAAGCCGTGCTTGCTGTATGCCTCAGCGGAAAGAACCTGATAAAAACTGTTCGTAGGAACATATACGATACGTTTCTGCGCCGTGAGTATTTTCACCCTTTTGGCGAGTGCCGGACACATCCGCACCATATCGGCGGCGACATCAAAAACGATAGATGCCTGCTGACGATCGGCGGCAGCGCCGTACACTTCAGCGCGTTCTTCGTTGTCGCCGCAGGTAAGCAGCAATGCGATAGCGGCAGCAAGTTCAGATTTTCCGTTCTTTTTCGGTATCTCGACGTATGCTGTATTAAATTGCCGATACCCATTCGGCTTCAAAATTCCAAATAGATCACGAATGATACGCTCCTGCCAGTCGATCAGCTCGAACGGCTTTCCAGCCCATGTACCTTTCGTATGGGATAGGCATTCAATAAAACTGACGGCATAATCGGCGGCGGCTTTATCATAATGCGAGTCGGCTGCCATAAATTCCGTCGGTGTATAATCTTTCAGTTTTCGCAATGATATCACCGCCATTATGCAGAATCGGGGAAGTTAAGTTTTGCGAACCTACCAAACAAACGGTATGCAGCTTTATCTCTCGCACAAGCAGCTTCCTCTGCCGATGAAAAAAGTCCGAGATATATTTTCTTTCCGCAATGATGAATGTATGCTTCGTACCGTCCGACCGACTTTAGCAAGCTGACACCGTAATATCCGCTTGTGTTGGTGTTGCGCATTTTCTGGTTATACATATTTTGCTGATGGGAGCAGATGCGCAGATTGCATCTGCGGTTGTCCATTTTATCACCGGAAATATGATCAACATCACAGGCAGGCGGTGGCTGCATCAGGAAACGATGCAATGTTACAGTCTTTTGCCCTTCTTCCGACCTGCGGCTTGTTTTCATCACGGGATATCCGCGCTTGCTCTTCCACCAAGTATGCTCAGATACGGCGGAAAAATCAGAGCTGTCAATGATAAACGAACTGCCGTCAAGAAAGAAAATATTACAGCTTTTGCCGTCATCCGAGTAGCGATAACTGTTGCGCATTACATCAACTCCTTTGCCAAAAGAAAAAGCCCGTATTTGCATACGAGCCGAAAATATGGATGAGAAAGGCGGCTACCGAGAGGTAGCCGCCTTCGTGTTTTTAGTTGTATTCGTACATCAGGATCGCCAGCGCGGTTTTCGCTGCCTCGTTCTGCGGCGGAACATCCAGCCCCCGGTCGTAGTTGTAAACAACCTCGCCGCTGATCTTCAGCGTTGCCTTGCTGATCCTGCCGCCCTCGATTCCGTACTGGCTGCCCGCGTCGTAGGCTTTCACCCAGTAATGAACGACCGTGTACTTGCCGTCCCCCTTCGGAACTCCAATTGTACCTTCGTGCCACATAGTGTTTTCCTCCGTTTTTCGTAGTTTTCGGTGGGCTTTGCCCTTCCGTTGTACACATATTAACTCTAAACGGCGGATATATCAAGTGTGAGTAATAACAATGATCTCTGCGGTATTTTCCGCTTGTTTGTGTACTTTACGCCCGCCCACAGGAGCCGCGTAAATGCGCTGTGTGGGGCTTGTTCTGGCATGGCATCCGTTTGCGCGGAACCTGCTGCCCGCGCACAGGGCGGCGCTATGCCGCCCCGGTGGGGCGACCGGCTTATCTGCCGGTCATCCATTCCCATTCGCTTTCGCAGGCGGCTGCGTAGTCTTCGTCAAAAAGGGCATCGTCGTCAATCCATTCGGTTTCGTACTCGATCTCCTCGATGCCCTCGAAGGTCGTGCCGTTTGCGGCTGCGTCTTCCTGCGCAAGGCTGTCGGCGTTTTCTTCAACCCAAGCCCTGAAGTCCTCTGCGTTGAGGTCGTCCTCGTTCTCGATCTCCAGTTCGTAGCCTTCCTCTTCGGTGTCGTACCAAAGGATCGTGGCGCTTTTGATCGCCTCGCGCTCGTTCCAGTCGTCTCTGCCTGCCATTGCTCTTGCCTTTGCCATTCCGTAGCTGATCATTGTTTTTTCCTCCGTGTTTCGTAGTTTCCGGCGGGCTTTGCCCTTCCGTTGTGTACATATTAACTCTGAAAGCACATTATATCAAGCCGCTAAAACTACAGAAGATACGGGGAAAATGTGCGGCGGGTGTTGTGTATATTACACCCGCCGCTTTTCGGTTATTCGCCGAGGGGAATTGGCATCAGAATGTTGCCGACCAGCACGAAATCGTATGCCTGCCGGAAGAACTCCGTGTACTTTTCGGTCAGCTCCTGCGGCAGGTCGGTGAAGTCATCCTCGCCCAAGCCGCAAAGGAAGAATGTCCCCTTGATGACGCCGTAGCCCTTGATCGGGCGGTTCCACTTCTGCTCCGGGTGGTAGAGGGCTTCCTCCTCGCACACCAGTGCGACCGGATCATCGAAGGGGTAAATCGCCTGAATGTACCCGCCGACTGTCTGCTGCAGGCTTTCAAGCTCGCCGCTGATCTCCTTTGAGTAGGGGCGCTTGCCCGGTTCAACAACTAAAATGTTCATGTGAATGCTCCTTTGTGTTTATTCCGCTTCTCTTGCGGTAGTGACATATTAACTCTGAACCGAGGATATATCAAGCATAATCGGCAAAATAAATGTGACAAACATCGCGGCGGAAATGCCGCTGAATTGTACATCGCACAAGAGCCGCACACGCGCCCTGTGTGGGGCGGGTTACCGAAAGGGATACCGTTTGAAGGATATCCGTCCCGCGCCACACGTTGCAACGTGGCGGCTCTGTGCGCCTTATTCTTCGCCTTCGTACTTCTCGTGGATGATGCCG